ATTCTTTTGCGATGCCGATGATCTCTTCTTTGGCTCCCTTGATTGCTCTGCCCGATTTTAATTTTTGGTATACGTTACCAGCTGCCAATGCGGCGCCTAAAATATTTCCTTCTTTCAACAATCCCAAAGCCGAACCCGCACTGCCTAACAATCCAAATATAGAATTTGCACCTCCCTTGTTGGGTGATGGTGATCGATCGTAATGGAATGTTGCGAATCCTTGAGGATTATCTCTGCTGACTGCCCCCGCTTCCACTTTGACTCCGCTGTATGATATAGAAAATGTGTGTTCTGACAATCCCGCCCCATCTGATTGATCCATGGTGCCATTGTTGTAATCTGTGATGATGGGATTCATCATTTTGTACTGCGTGAATCTTTGTCGGTTCATTTGGTATATGGAAATAGAATTGAAGAATGGTTTATCATTTGCTATAGCTCGACCCCAGGTGTTGTTGCTGGAATAATTTTCACTGAAGGAACCATTTTGTCCTTTGTAAATGTTGTCCGCTATGTTTGTGTCAGCATAATAGTGTCCATAATAGTTTTTGAAGAAAGCAACAGCAACATCTCCCATGTCGTCATGTAGGGTGATGTTCACTGGTTGATAACTAACTCCCGTGGTTACATAATTTTTGTAGTTGTAGGAATTCCTCATTTCAACATTGAACGAATACTGTGGTAGATCACACCTTTTCACAATCATGCCTAATTCATTTTTTTGTGAACCGTTCAACGAGTTGCCTGCTGAAAATTCAAACACAACATGGTAAAGGAATTTAGACTTGGGTGCTAATCGGAAAAGATCATCCGTGTACAGCCTCGCCGCGTGTTGGTAATCCTTGAGGGTGTCACCGCCCAAGAGGTTCTGAAGGAAATTATTACGCCAGTTCATACTGTTGTATTTATTGGACTAAAAAGAGAGGGTATTAAGAACCTGTAGCCGCTGTTCCGATAGCTCTTGCTACTGCTGAACCAATACCTGTGCCTCTTGGAGTTTGGATCGCATTGTCATACTTGATCGACATTGTGATCTGCACTGGTTCTGAAGTTGCGTAAGCCAAAGTACCATACTGTACATTTTCAAGATAACAACCATACAGTTCAAAAGTTTCTAATATGTTTGGAGTGTTGGCACCGTTGCCACCATCCAACACTTCAACTCTTGAAGTGAATTTGTAATCTCCTGCCGCTGCCGCACTTGACTGTTCGAAGAAATCGAACTGTTTCTGTAACTGCTCGCCAGTAAGTTTTGATACTTCGTTGTTTACATCGTCTCTCACGTTGAGTGTGATAGGCTCCCATGTGTGTTTGCCCGCCATGTAAACTCTCGAATTGTAAGCATCGATAGTGATAGGATCAAAAGATATGTTTGGTCTTGTGATGTCAACCACTTGCTTTGTTAACTCAGATCTAGGAGTTGAAACACCAAAGTTTTCAAGAACCACTCTGAATCTATATTGAAGTTTTGGCATTAGCAAGCCTTGTGAACTTGCTGATTGATCACTTGCTAGTGGTACTGTAAATTTTGATAGTGTTGATACTGCCATTTTGTTTTTCTCCTAGTACGAATATTTACTATTCATTATTTCCTTTTTTAACTTATACCTTTAAAGGCCTAACTCCGCTATCTCGCCTGTGTTCTTCAATCTAACTGGTATGTAGATGAATTCAACTGCTTTTACAGGTTCAATCGCAACATCAATATACAGTTCGTTTCTGTCAATTCTTGATGGTGTGTTGTTTGTTTCATCACACACCACAGCAAAGTCGTATAAAGCTCTCTGTGCTGTGAGTTCTAAGAAGAACGATTCGATAGCTTGCTTGACTTCGTTTCTTGTCAGTGCGTCATTTGGTTCAAATATGAACGGACGAGTTATTTTGTCCAACTGCAATCTAACAAACGCAACCAATCTTGCTACATTGATTCTATCCAATGCTGAAGCAGTCAGTTGTCTTGTCTTTTGACCAAAGTTTAACAAACCTGCGCCTGTCACGAATGAAATCGGATTGATATGCACAGAGTACAATGAGTCTCTTAAGCCTTCTGACACTGCTGTTGTTGTGAATTCGCCTTCCGCATCGATGTAACCCACTGATGAAGCGTTGTCGATCACACCACGTCTTACACCTGCTGGTGCAAACCATGGAAATGCCACTTGATCATTCAGTGCGATTGTTCTCAACATCATGTGTGATGGTGGAACAGCAACTGATTCTCCTGTGAGATCTGTTGTGAACCCTGATGGATAAAACACACCTGTGAATGAGTTGGTTGTCAATAAACCATCTTCACCGTTGTCTGCCGCACCCGCTGAGTTATTTGCCCAGTTTGTTACCGCAGTCGAGTTTGGTGCTAATCTGAATGGTGAGTCACCTACCACGAACGCAGTTTCTTTTCTGTCTGCGTTTAGCGTTTCAAGGTTTGAAATCAGTTCTGGATAACCAGGAGCTGCAAGTAGATTGAATTCTCTTTGCTCTTCTCTCAACTCTGTGGTTGATTCCACAGTCGATTTCATCGCCTGCACGATCATATTTCTCTGTGCTTTTCTGCCCATGTATGGTGAACCATCGTTCTTCAAACCTGATGCAGTGATCCATGCATCCTTTTCACTTGGTAGTGTTGGGTATGTGGTTGTGTCTGCAAAGTTAGTTCTTGTGAACCAATTTTTGACGAATTTCTTGACATTGTAACCTGATCTTCTTAGGTTGAATCCAAGCATGCCTTTTGGATATAATGCTGGATCTGGCTTGTCTATGTCAACATATGTTGAAGTCAACAAGTCTGTGATCAATGATTCTTTTTGCACAACATCGAGCGTGCCGTTCACATGATAACGGAAATCAGCGAAAAGTATGCCATCCTGAGATGTTTGATCTGAATTATCAATCAACACCCATTCTTGTCCATTCAACTGTGATGAATCGTATCTGTAAATCTTTGGATAGTTTTCCAAATCTGCAGTGTCTAACCATAAATCACCATCAACAAGTGCTGTACCGTCTGACTGCAGAGTTGGCTCTGTGGCAGAAATGATTGGACCTTTTGGATCTGTGTTCGATAGGTCAAATCCCCTCGCATCTGATGATACGTTTTGATAACCAGTCCATGCACTTCCATTGTGGATCAAGATGTCCACTTCGTCAACTGTGGTGTTGTACCATGATTGACCGCTTGCTGGATCTTTGGTTGGTTCTGTTGTGGATTGGATTGCTGTGAATGTTGTTCCAGAGTCTGGTCTGTTTTCAACAGGTGCCCAGTTTGATGCAACGAATGAGTATGAACCGCCCAGTATGGTTGAGAAATCATCCTTGTCTCCAGCTGGAGCTGTGTAAAGATTTGCGATCTTCTCTTGGGATAGATCTGAATTACCACCATATGAGTTAGCATATGTGGAATTAAATCCTAAGTCGCTCATCACTGTGTCGTTGTCTGTGAAATAGATGTTACCACCCTTGGCATGTTTCAGTGTGATTCTCTTTGTGTTTGAATCATATGAAGCAGTGATGTGTTGGAATCCCGCAGCTGATACAGCCGCTACGAAATCGTCCGCATCTGTGGCTGAACTGCCTATGGAAACAGTTTTTTCGTTTAATTTGTTCGATGCTGTGTTTGAAGTTGCAGAACTATCGATCGTTGTTTCAGCCATTTTGATTGTGACAGTGCCACCATTTGTAAATGCAGATGACTTTGTAGCAATCTTATTGGATACTATCTGAGTTGATGAACCAACACCAACCGATCTTTTCCATAACACATAATCAATTAACTCGCCCGAATCTGCTGTTGAATCATCCCATTCTGACTCACCTGAGTTGACTTGAACGAAGTGGCTGTTTGTTGTTAGATTAGAACCACCGCCGATTTTGTCCAACTGTTGTAGTGCTTGCTCTTGTGTCTTGTACACAGGAGCTGAGTATGATTCGAACACGCCTGTGGTCGAGTTGTATTTTTTGAGTGAAATAGATGCGCCCGAATTAGGCTCTGTTGTTTGGATCCAAATCGAACCGGTTGGTCTTGATCTTGAATCGCTTGATCTAAATCCGTGATCTTCTGTGTGCTGACCGATGAACACTTTCGGGATGTAGTATCTGCCCGATGTGATACCAAGCAGTGAACATCCGTCCACTGTTGAGTCACCAACGCTTGTGATTATGATCGAACGAGCCACAGCGGCTGTCGAAGAGTCATCACCTGTTGCGAGTGGTATCGCGTAAATTTCTAATTTGCCATCTACCGCCGCAGCTGCCACGCCTGAAATTCCCGCAGAGTTGATCGCTGATGCGGCTGTGGTTACTGTTTGGCCTAACACAACATTAGCACCGTTGATGTTGATGGTAGCATCTGACAGTGAAGGATTTGTTGCTGTGCCTTTGATGGTTGGGTGTGCTGATGACCATGATGCATCTTTTGTTGCAGATGAAGCTGATCCAACCTGCACCCATGTGTTCGAACGAGTTTTGTAATACAATCTGTTGTATGGATTTGTTGCCACCACGGCATAATCACCGATAGCACCTTTGGTTGTCTTTGGTGCGTTTCCTGTCACATCATCTGTTGAAGTGATGTAGATAGGAGTCTTGACAGTGAATGACTGTGTTGAAGAATTCCATTCTTTGATGCCCCATGATGAAGAAGCAAGATCTAACCAATAGAATCCATCATTTGGTGTGCCACCAGGTGCACCAGCTGAACCCTGTAGGTCTGCTAGATCAATGTTTGCTCTGATCACGTAAGCACGATTGGCTATTCCAAGAAAGGAGTAAGCGGCTTGGAGTCCATATTCGTTGAGTTCGTAACCTTGAATAGGTGTGCCCGAAGCATCTGTGTAGAAAGTTGGTGTACCGAATGTTTGGGTCAACTCTCTCTGTGATGATACGAGGTAAATTTCGTTTGCGTTTGTTGACAGCGTGCCTGCCGCTGTTCCTGTTCCTGTGCCTGATGTTTTGTTTTGAGCAGTCGCTACTACTACGAGAGGTACCGCTCCAGGAATTCCGGGCACATAGAATGATTCATCTATTACGGAAACCTGTACTCCTGGTGATGTTAAAGCCATTTTTGTTTACTCCTAAGTTATGAATATTTATTACCATTGGGCTGATTATTAGACATTTTTAAAGAGCGATGAAAAGGTTAGCATAAATATATGCGTGTTTAATGGCAACGGAAATCGAAGACCACTCTGTAAAGAATGCAACAGCAAGCCCGCGGCCTACAATTATAGGCGTGGTGACAAAATCTATTACAGGAAAAAATGTGATGCCTGCATAAGGCAGTCATCCAAGTCCACCATCACAACTCCGGCTTGGCAGAGGGCGGGTTACTCCAAAAAGAAATCGTGTGAGATGTGCGGCTTCAATGCCCAACATCCATACCAATTGGATGTGTACTATGTTGATTCCAACATGAACAACAACAATACCAATAATCTAAAGACTGTGTGTGCTAACTGCAACAGATTGATGCATGCTAAAAAGTCCGGGTGGCGCCAAGGTGATTTGACTGTAGATCATCAATAGCACGATGCACTTTTCTTTTTAATTTTTCCACATCATCGTTGTTTAATATTTTGAAGTTGAAATTGGTGTGAGCCCATGCCCATTCCGACGGGTGTATGCCTGTGGGAGGTATGCCTTGATCCTTGTACAGATCAAACCATTCAGGGTTTTCACCACGCTTGATGCGCCACACTGTGCCGCCTATGGATTTTATCATGTTGACTTCGTTGGGGAAGCGTGTGTCGGGAACCACCCAATTGGTCACAGGGTTGTGTATGAGTGTTTTTTTGACCAAACTCACCCATATGCCATCATAGAAACCATGACGCATGCATTCTGTGCCGAACACCTGTAGCACATGCCTTGGAGTGATGTCCTTGTTCATCTCTTTGGACCAAAATGTGTCGGGTGTTTCTCGCCATGCTCTGCCTTCTTTGGTGTCACCTTCCAGCAGATGTCTGGGCCAGTCGAACATCTCCGCCACAGCGTCCTTGAGCTTGTCTGCGAATGATATTTTTTTGAATCCGTACTCTTGGACTAATATGTCGGCCACGGTGCCTTTGCCCGAGCCTATTAAACCGCAGATGCCTATGACTTTACCCATAGCACAATTATACGATCTTTTTTAGCCGATTACAAATGATAATGGAGTGCCGCCCTCGGAATAATTGCCTATTTCCGATTCCAGTTTTTCCATTTCGTTGAGTCCTTCGTTTTTGAGAGTGTCACCATTCAGTTGACCGCCACCCTGTGGACCTGCAATGGTTGAAAATTTAGAACGGGCCTCGCCCAGTGTGAACTTGCTCACAGCCAGTGTGTATTCTCTGATCCATGGTTTTGCATAGATGTCTTGTAGCAGTATGAAGTCTGGTCTGTAGTTGGATTGTGATAACAGCACAGTTTCTCGAGATCTCTGTCTTCTGTGTATGGTTAATCTTCTTGTGGGTTGATCGAAGTGAAAATTGATGAATCCACCAAACATCCTCATCACCAATTCCTGATAACCAGCAAACATGTCATAAGTTGCCAATCCGCCAATTCTACCTGTTTGTAATAGATATATGTTGGTGTAGGCCAATTCAAAAGGATCAAAGGAAGTACCGCCTTCTGACGAAGAAGCACCGCCCACTGTTCTGCGATAGATTTGGTTGACACGGATCACTTCCGACGGCAGTGTGTACACAGACTGATCTGGTTGTAGTTCAAGAAAACCATATGATTCTTCTATAGAATTAGATGATCTCTGACGGAACTTGTCCACAGCGGAGGTGAATGCCATCTCCAAGTGTTTGACGTCGAGTTCCACTTCTATCATGCCATCGCCCAAACGAGTCTTGACATAGTCAAAAATCTCTTGTTTTGCTTTAATGGTGTCTTGATCCGTGATCGTGTTGTTGACTGTGTCTACCATACTATGTATTTAATCCAATAAATAGTTAAAATGCCAAGATTATCACTTTACAAACCCGAGAAGGGAAATGACTACAATTTCATGGATCGTGTGATTGCAGAACGCTTCCAAGTGGGTGGCACAGATGCTTATATTCACAAGTACATTTCACCTGTAGATCAGGGCGAACTAAACGATGCCACACAGCCACAGAGATCGGGAGATTCTCTCAATGAATTGGCCATCCAGGATCTGTTGTTTTTGGAAAACAGAGATCGCAAGTATGATCCAGATGTCTACAAGGGCAGGGTTATCTACAATGTGCAGGACATAGATTTTGATCTGTCACAGTTTGGACTGTTTTTACAGAACGATCAACTGTTCATGCTGTTCCATTTGAACGACACCGTGGACATGTTGGGAAGGAAGTTGATGGCGGGAGATGTCATCGAACTGCCACACCTCAAGGACGATTTTTCACTGGACGAGACCGACACCGAAACACTCAAAAGATATTACGTGGTGGAAGATGTTTCCAGGGCATCGGAAGGTTTTTCACAAACTTGGTATCCACACCTGTTGAGAGCTCGTGTCAAGGGCATCAAGGACGCACAGGAATTCAGAGACATACTTGGCGACAAGGATGAGAACACCCATCAAAAAACTCGTGACACAGATTTGGCCATCAACCAAGCCATCATCGATCAGGCAGAGTCAGACGCACCCAAGTCTGGATACAACACCAAACCATTACATGTCATGCCAACCGACGAAGAGGGCAAGGTGGCGTTGGTCACTGTGGACGATGACATGCTCACAGACACAGGTCACATCAATGTGGACAAAGTTTACCAAACACCCCAGGCCAACGGATACTTGGAGGGATACCTCACAGGAGATTCTATACCGGCCAACGGTGAAACCTACACAGCTGCCACTTCATTCCCTGCCAATCCCACAGAAGGCATGTTTGTGTTGAGAACGGACTATTCACCAAACAGATTGTTTAGATTCGACGGAAGAAGATTCGTGAAAATAGAGGACAATGTGAGACAGACCATGACACAAAACAACACACGCAACACTCAGAAGACTGGATTCATCAACAACACCAACACAACCACCCTCAAGGATGGTTCATCAACAACACCAGAGAGAGTGGCGCTCAGCAAACTGTTGAAACCTAAGGCGGACAACTAATGCAACATTTCTATGACGCCCAGATAAGAAGATACATCCTGCAGTTCATCCGCATGATGTCGAATTTTTCTTATGTGACAGGTAAAAATTCCAAGGGTGCTTCGGAGACACTGCAGGTTCCGGTCAAGTACGGAGACATGAGCCGACAGGTGGCGCAGATCATCAAGAAGGGATCCGAGAACACACTGATAGCGGCTCCCCAGATTTCATGCTACATCACTGGATTGACGTATGACAGACCAAGGATGCAGAATCCCTATCATGTGGATAAGAAACACATCCGTGAAAGAGAATATGATGCCACCACAGACACCTACACTGGTGCTCCCGGTGAATCCCACACCATTGAAAGAATCATGCCCACACCATTTGAAATAACTTTCAATGCAGACATATTCACCACCAACACAGATCAAAAATTGCAGATACTTGAGCAAATACTTGTGTTATTCAATCCCGCACTGGAACTGCAAACCACAGACAATTTTTTGGATTGGACTTCACTGTCATTTGTTGAACTAACCAATGTGAACTTTACTTCACGTGCAATTCCACAAGGCATAGCAGATGAAATTGATGTGGCCACACTGACATTCAGGACGCCCATATGGTTGTCACCACCTGCCAAACTCAAAAAACTGGGAGTGATAGAAAAGATCATCGCCAGCATATACGACGAGGACGCAGGAGTCGTCGACGTGCAGGGCATCCTGGGAGAATCGCTGTTGTCCAAACAGTACGTCACCCCGGGTCAGTATGCTGTGCTGTTGATAGGCAACAGGATGACACTGTTGGGCACCAATCAGAAATCCGGAGGCCATGCCACCAACACACTCAACAAGGCATTCGAATCCCAATCACAGTATGGCAACAAAACCAATTGGCTCAAATTAGAATCATTGTAATCCAAAACCATCACCGGCGGGCTCACCCAGGTCAAACTGCAACAGAGCGCGACCGCTGTGAATGGTGATGACATCATCGTGGAGGTAACCGGCACCTGCGCCATAGATCCACAGGACGAGTACACCCTGTTGTTCACCGTGGACCAGGACACAGTGCCCACCAACACCATAAATGCTGTGGATGCCGTGATAAATCCACTCACATTCAACCCAACAGGAGTTGCCAATGGCACCAGATACCTGTTGACAGAATCCATCGGTAGCGCCAAGGATGATTCCACACAGAACACGGGACCATCTGCTTGGGGCAATCTTATTGCAAGTGCCAACGACATTGTAGAAAAGGTTGGGGGTGTATGGGTGGTGGACTTCAACACTGATTTCGACGATGGATCCACGCAGTTGCGTAGGGGAGGATTGGATTCTTCTTCTGTGGGGGACAGCACATTCAGGACAGTACACTATGTCACCAACGTGACCACAGGTGTGCAGTACAAATGGTTACCAGATGCCGGCTATTGGGTTAAATCCTTCGAAGGTTTTTACCAGCCAGGAACTTGGTCCATCCAGTTCTAATCGATAAAATATAGTATGAGTGAAATCACAGCCACAGGTTGTTTGTTCTACGCCAAAACCACCAAAAGATTCCTGTTCCTAAATCGCCTGCTCAAACAGAAGGGCACCTGGGGCATGGTGGGTGGCAAATCAGTGGCCACCGAAACACCTTGGCAGGGATTACAGCGAGAGATAGTGGAAGAAGTTGGACATCAACCCAACATACAAAAGACCATTCCGCTGGAACTGTTCATCAGCAAGGACACTCGCTTCAAGTTCCACACCTTCGTGTGTGTGGTTGACCAAGAATTCATCCCCAGATTGAACGGGGAACACTCGGGTTACGCTTGGGTGTCCATCAATTGTTGGCCACAACCTCTGCATGATGGTGTGAGGAAAACTCTCCAAAACAAGAGCATAAAAACAAAACTTCAAACTATATTGGATCTGATCGTTTAGGGTCTAAGAACAACTGGTGCTTGTTTGGGTCCTTGACCGGGTGCTTTGTAGTCAGCGATGGTGCCACCGTCTGTGACCCATTCTGCAACGATGGAATCGTCTGAGGCGACCACTGTTCTTTTCAATCTGCCCGAGTCCTGATATGCTACTTTTACTGAGGAAGCATCTGATTCATACTGTACGCCAAGTATCTGTGTTTTTGATGTGAGTGACATACTACTATTTATTAATCTTCGATCAGTGTTCTCAACAATTTAATGTCTGAACCTGTGGCCTGAGCAGATCCTCGCAATCGCACATTGCCTGCATCGATGTCCACAGAAAATGTGATCAGATCGTTGTTGCCTGTCTTCAACAGTGAATACTCTGCAATTTGCACATTAGTGCCATCGTGTAGCACCATGATCTCACCGGATTGATATTCGGATGTTGAAGTATTTTTAATTCTGTAAACATATTTGGCGGCCCTGTATGTAGTTGCGGACCAAGTGTCTATGTCCTCCACAGCAGAATCCACTTGTGTGTTGTTGATCTCTGACAGTTGAACATTGTTGATTGACACTGTGCCATTCACTGTGAGTCCATCTGTTTCGATGGAATCATTGATCCTCACAGAAGCAGAATCACCCGAAGCGATGGTGTTGACCAACAGTGTGCCATTGGGGATGGAAATACCACCCGACACAGTGGTGATCAATCCCGGACTGACCAGGCCACCGTGATACAGTTCTGTGGCGCCACCGTGACCCGCTGTGACAAATGTCTGAGTGCCGTCATCGTTTTGTAGCGAAATGTTTCTGCCTCGCACATACACTTCTCCGGATGTGCCTGCCTTGGTCAAGTACACATCTGTGCCATCGTGTGTGAGAGTTAGGTCTGCTGTGGAATCTCCTGATCCAATGGTGATGGTGCCATTGCTGGTGAGGTCGATGTTGCCACTCAGTTGGATGTCGTCTGCTTGGATATCTGTGGCCTGTAAGGGTGCTGTGATTGACACTGCTGATGAATCATTGGAGCCAATTTGATTCACAGTGATATCACCGAAAATTGATGTTCCAGAAGATTCAATGTTAGCAACCAGTGTTGCCACAGATGAATCGGTGATAGATGTTGCTGTGCCTACTGATGTTGTTAAAACTGCTTTGAATTTGTCATCACCCTCATTCCAATACAGTGCGGCGTTGTTGCCTGCAGAACCACGTTCGATCATGATACCCGAATCCACATCAGCACCACCTGAATTTGTTTCGGACAAAATTAATAATGGATCCGAAACAGTGATGTTGGTCGAATTGACAGAAGTTGTTGTGCCCGAAACGGTCAAGTTGTCAACTTGTATGTTGCCCGCTGTGATTGTGCCCGATGTGGTTAAGTTTTCATTGTCGAATGATATAGTTCCAGATGAATCTGTGATGGATCCGTTGCTTATTGTTAGATTTACAACTGATAGTGTACCAGCCACTTGCAGAGTTGAGTCCAATTGTACGGGTGATTTGAAACTCACTGCTGTGGAATCATCTGCTGAAATTTCGTTGACTTTGAGTCGAGCTGAGGCTACCACAGCACCAGTGCCCGCGGGATTCAGTGTCAAATCTTCGTTGGAATTTGTGGTGATGGTGTCTGCGTATATGATACCTCGTGAAGTCAGATCGCTCGTGAATATGGGCATACGAGTATTTACCGCTTTTTATGGTTTGATTTCGACGAGGTTAAATTTATACTTTTTGCCGTTGCGATTGTTGATGATGAACAGATCGTCCGCGCCTTCTTGGATGGTCCAATGGCCTTCTTCGTTTCTGAGATGCAAGTCTGAGGTGTACACGTTGGCGAATCTCAGTGCATCCGATCCCAAATTGATGGTTGCATTGGCATCGGGCAGGATGTCTTGTGTGATTTCAATCTTGCCGGTGCCGTTGGGTGCTATGATGAGATTTTCATTGGTACCCACTGTGCTCAGTGTGGTATTATCGATTTTCATGGATCCCGCTTGTAGCGTGCCATTCACATCCAGTGTGGCCGAAGGTGATGCTGTGTTAATACCTACTTGGGCAGTATCTGGAAATAGAATAAGATCTGAAGTATTATTGGTTGATAATTGATTGGCATTGAACGTTAGATTGTCTACATGCCACTGTGTGACGGCGTTTTCATTGGAAATCCCGGCCGATAATTTGGCTTCTGTGATAGCTGCATCTGTGATAACACCTGTTGTGACTCTTCCTATTGCCATGTATGATTATTTATACCATTGTATAGACTCGTTGGATAAAATAGTATATAATATTAACATGGCAGGCGAAAAAGACATAGAATTAGTTTTAGGACTCAGCAAGGATGATCCTCAAACCAAGATCACGTTCACCAAACAGGCCATGGCCGAATATCCTGAACACCTGCGTGGGTTGACCGTGGAGTACCTAATGGGTGGTGATCCCGAGGGCAAGAAGAAAATGGATCTGCTCTCTAACTTTAGGTCGGAATTAAATTTTTGGTGCAGGGATAACTGCAAGGGGATCTACAAAATAGAAGAACTGTTCGAGCCCGAAGGTATGAGGGTGTATTTTGTCGAGTTCGACGATGCTGTGGCCTTTGAACGAGACCACAACACCGTGACTCCGCCGCCCATGCTTAACGCTTAGGCAACTTCCATTGATATTCTTTTGGCTTTGAACACCGATCCTGGTGTCTGGGCAGCTCCGTACAAAATCACAGATCCGCCTGATAGTCCACTTGTGAAAGTGATCAAATCATTGTTGCCTGTGTGCACCTTGGAGTATTCTGAATGATATGCTGATGAGCCATCGTGAGTGACGATGATTTCACCCGCTTGGTATTCACCCGCACCGGAGTTTTCTATGGTATAGAAATATTTGGCAGCTCTGTACACTGATGCACTGAACGAATCTACCTGTTCAACCGCTGAATCAACCTGTGAGTTAAGGATGATTTCTGACACAAGAAATTCTTGTATGGTGTTTCCGTCGATGGATCCTTCGTACTTGTTGGTCTCTGAGTTTAACCTCAATAAACCTTCATACACCACTGGTCTCTGTGCTGTGGTGCCCGCTGGCACTCTCATGCCCGCATTGGTTTGTGATGCCAGTGCAAATCCGAACGCTGTGGATGAATCAGTCACTGGTGCCACCAATATGTCGCCGTCCTGGATGTCACCTGTCTGAGCGTCCACGTTGAGTAGATCATTGATGTACTGGACTGTGTTGTCGTCCACGTATCCTTTGGTCGCTCCATCGGTTGGTTCTGTCGGAGTTCCGATTTCTTGCAGTCTTGCACCGTTGAACGTCAACCCTGTTGAGTCTGCCACTATGCCACCGTTTGATATCGTGACTCCAGCCGCACTGAAGTCTCCACTCACCCTGACGTCTGTGTTGATGTCGATGCCTGTGGAATCCAATTGGCCTATGGTGTTTACCTGTAGTATCGTGGTCACTGAAAGAGTGTCTGGCACTACAACCACACCTGTCGTGGAGTCTACGATCAAATTACCGGAAACTGTTGTGATGGTGTTGTCTGTGGCCGCACCTACTGTTACGTTACCTAATTGGGAACCTTCTGATGCCACAGTACCTGTGAATGTGGCTGTTCCCCCCGAAACGGTGATGACGTTGGCTACATCGCCGATGTCAAGACCATTCTTTATTCTGAAGTTTTTTGCTGTCATGGTTCACTATCCCCTTTTGACTTGTTAATTACTTCTATTTATTGGATTACTGCACTTCTAAGTGTACACGCTTTAACTTGATCTTTGAGTTGGGTGCTTGTGCAGAACCTCTCAGTCTAAAGTTGCTGGCGTTGATGTCCACTGAGAACGTGATCAAGTCGTTGTTGCCGGTGCGAGTGATACCAAACTCAGTGATTTGAGCGTTGGAACCATCGTGTAGCACATGGAGTTGTCCAGTTTGGTACTCTGATGTGTCATCGTTTTCTATCACATAGTGATAGTGTGCAGCTCTGTATGTTGTGACTGCCCATGTGTCGATGTCTTCTACTGCGGAATCAACATCCGAATTTGTGATAGTTGTGAATCCAGCACCGCCACCAGCTCCGCCTGCGCCACCGTCGAAGCCTTGGATAACCACGATCCTTGCTCCTGAGTGTACAGCAGAATCGAATGTGATCGCTGTGGGTGATATGGTGTAGTTCTGAGTTGGTTCTTGTAGTATGTTGTCGATGTAAACGATCAGTCCAAGTGCGCCGTTGTTGCCATTGCCCGCAGTCGGATCTGAAATATTAGAGAAGTTGTAAGTTGCTCCGCCGTCACCTGTGAACACATCTTTGGTGAGTGTTTCTGCACTGCCCGCCATCGCAAATGAGTTCCATGTTGAACCATCTGTCGAACCTTCGTACAATCCTGTCTCTGTGTTGTATCTGATAACACCTGAGTAGATCGGAGGTCTTTGAGCAGTTGTGCCCGCTGGTAATCTCATACCAGTCACCATCTGTGATGATACTGTGAACACGTTGGATGAATCATCGTTTACAACAAGGATGTCGCCATCTTGTTTGGAAGCTGAATCAACATCGCCGATGTCATTCAATGAAGCCACTGATGAAGCAGAAATTTGTGTGTCAACGTATGCTTTGATACTCTGCTGTGTAGCAAGAGCAGTTGCTGAATCAGATGACATTGTGTCTTCATCAAGTATAGCATTTACAGAAATACCATTTGAAATTGTAAAGTTTGTGCCAACATCCAATGCACCATCCACATTTAATCCATCATTGATCACAACTGCTGTTGAATTTGATGATGAAATTATATTTGTTACGATCGATAATGTTGTCAGTTGGTCGATGCCATCTAAGTTGATGTTATTGAATCCAATCGTGCCATCTGTATCTGTGATTTGACCATCTGTGATTGATAATGTACCAACATCAAATTGATTTGCTGTGATAGTACCACCAGTTGCTGTGATATTACCTGTGGTGTCTAAGTTTTCGTCACCAAAGTCAATGGTGCCTGATGTTGATGTAATAGAACCGTCACCGATTGATACATCGCCAAATGATGAACCAGAACCTGCTGATACCGTGCCACCATTTACAACAATGTTGCCAGATGACTGTATGGTCGAAGTCTGTAGAGGTGATGTGATCGATACAGCAGTTGAATCTTTTGCGCCAATTTGATTGACTGTGATGTTGTCATTCAATGCCGCTGTTACGCCATTGCCTGCCACTGTGAGTGTGATCGAATCACCTGATCTAAATTCTAAATCTTGATCACCTGCTAAATTTACTGAACCTGCGTTGGAAGCTGAGTCACCTAATGTTATAGTTCCGCCTGCGTTGGCAGCCACATAATCGATAACAGCCGCAACAGTTGGAATTGATGTGTCGTTGTCTGATGAAGCAAGTCCTTCGCCCTCGGTCACTATAGCTGTGCCGGCAAAGTCTGCCACTTCCAAGTTGGTGATAGAGTTGCCTGTGCCATTTGCGTCGAATGTTTTGTTAGTAAATGTTAAAGTGTCAGAAGCAATGTTGGCATCTTGAGCATCAACATATGCTTTTATGCTCTGTTGTGTGGCAAGTGCTGTTGCTGAATCTGATCCAAATGCATCTTCGTCCAATATGGATGATACAACCACTGACTCCGAACCAAATACTAAACCACCAATGTTGACAGTTGCGTAGGATGAGTCAGTTACTGATGTAGCTGTGCCTACAGATGTTGTTAAAACTGCTTTCCATCTGTCATCACCCTCATTCCAATACCAAGCCGCATTGTTGCCTGCAGATCCACGTTCTACTAATATACCTGAATCCACATCTGCTCCACCTGAATTTGTTTCAGAAAGGATTATTAATGGATCTGACACAGTGATGTTGGTCGAATTTACAGAAGTTGTTGTGCCTGACACAGTCAAGTTGTCAACTTGTATGTTGCCCGCTGTGATTGTGCCCGATGTGGTTAAGTTCTCATCGTTGAAACTGATTGTGCCGGATGAATCTGTGATCGAACCATCAGCAAGTGTCAAGTTGCCTACAGTTGATCCTGTGGCAGCTGAGAATGTGCCTGACATGGTGACATTGCCAACCAATGTAGAAGCACCTGACACTTGTAGTGTGCCATCAATTTGAGTAGCACTGGTGATTGATACAGCTGATGAATCCTTAGCACCAATTTGATTGACTGTGATGTTGTCATTCAAGTTGAATGTTACACCTGTGCCAGCCACAGTTGGAGTGATAGAATCGCCTGTTCTGAATTCTAAGTCATTTGTGCCAACAGCCACTGTGCCTGTGTTGGAAGCGGAATCTGAAAAACTAAGATTTGTGATGGATGATGTCTGTGAATCAACATATGATTTTGTAGCAACATCTGATGCTTGAGTCGGATCTGCAACATCTGTGAGTTGCATCTGACCAAAATTTAATTGTGTAGAATCTGTTGAAGTTATCACATTGCCAGCGATTTGTACAGAACCAATTGTTGCTGAACCGTTTACATCAACATTGCCTGATGTTTGAATTGATGTTGCTTGTAATGGTGATGTGATTGAAACTGCTGTGGAGTCTTTTGCACCGATTTGATTGACTGTGATGTTGTCATCTAAATTTAGAGTGAGTGTGTCTGCTGACACAGTTGAATTTAATGAATCACCACCTGCGATCTTGAATGTTTCGCCCAATGATACCGCTGTGCCTGTGGAATCATCACCTACCAGTGTGATGGTTGATGTTGCCAACTTGGCGTTGGTGATGCCAGCGTCTTTGACTCTGAGTGTGTCTGCATTGATTTCAATTGTGGAATCGTCAACATTCACAGACAGTTCGTTGCCTGATTTGGCTAAACCAGCGCCTGCTACAATTTGACCAGCACCAGAGAATTGAACAAATATAAAGTTGTCTGAACCAATTGTGGTAACAGTTTCTGTTTGAACAAAACCAGCGTCACCGAATAGTGTGCCTTCTTGGACAAACATGAAGTCACCGCCAGCTGCTTCTGCTGGAGTGTCCATGTCTGTGGCACGAGTTAATACAGTGCCGCCTGTGGCCCAAGTGTAAACACCGTTGTGTGCTTGGTTGGATTCGTCTTTGAC